TTAGACCATGCATAAGATTCACCTAGTATGAGGTTGTCAGAGTTGTACAAGACACTGTTTCCTAGTGTCTTATTACTCGTATGACCGTCCTCATACGTATAGTAAAACTTAACGTTTGGGATGTAGCATAGCTGATCCTGTACTGCGTCAACAAACTTCATACGATTGTGACGCTTGACACCGAAGGAAACTTCAGTGTAGTTCAGCATTGCTGCATCCTGGTAGTAAACGATAGTACCATCTGATAGTACCACACTCCCGTCTGCTTCCCACTTACTGATCAGAAAGTCAGTCTTGTAGGCATAGCAGTTAAACTTGAATAGCTTACCGTTATGTACGGTAGTTACAGTGTAGAAGTCTACTCCTGTTGAGAGTGGGACTTTTGCCCCAAGTCCGAAGGCTCCGAAGTTTTCTGCTGTGTTCCTCTTTGTCGAGAAACCCAGTTCGAGGTAACCTTCGAGTCTATTAGCGCCAATACCCACGCCATGGTCCATAACGCTAAACCGATCGCAATAACCTGTACCGTCTCGTTCATAATAGTTTACTTCGACTAGATTTTCAGAGCTAAGGTACTCTTTGTTATAATAACTAGGATTAAAGTTTGAGTCACGATACTCGTCTTCTGTACGTGTGATGTAATAGTCTTCAACTTTCTTCTCCCCGTTAATAATCTCTATAGCAATCTCCTTCTCGCGTTGTGAATCGCAGGCGTTAGTTACTAACTCACGCACAGTTGAAGCAATAGGTGTAGAGTATTGTGTGGATTGAAGAACATCAAAGACCAATTTCTCAGCGGCTTTATTGATCCGCTTTTTGACCCCCTCGTTGTTACTAACGACGGAGGTCCCAATTGTTTTGATACTCATAATGAAAAGCCCCTAACTAGTAGGGGCTATAATTTCTAGGATTTTCTGTACTGTCTCGATGTTCTGCTTCTGATTCCTCGGTACAAATAGCACCGGAGGATTCTCGCGTTCCATCAACAACTTCTTGAACATCTTCCACTTAAGTGGGAAACGCTCGTTAGCATAGCCCTTACACTCTATTATCCATCGACCTTGTGGGTCAACAAAGTCAGGAGTGTAAGTAATGTCTCGGACTTTATACTTCTGTTTGTCCAAGTATCCAGTTTTACCGTTGTCCTCATAAGAAGCAGCTTCATAGTAAAAGCCTTCGAGCAACACAAACTTGTGCTTCTCGTAGTCAGACTTGATGCCTGCTTCTTTGAGTTGTCTGTAACAGTGGGCTTCTAGCTGAGAACGAAACTTTATTCCGTCAACCTCTTTCGCTTTCGCGTTCCGTACTCTGCTCCTTGAATTCCGTGCTCCGGTTCTCCTTCCCCGTGATGACATTCCTTGCTGTATCTAGTCCATGATCTCTAACTAGGTCAGAGATATCCTTACTGCGATAATACGAAGGAATAACTAGATTAGTAAGGTTGTACTCACGACAGATTTTCTCCCCCATCTCTTGCCCTGCATTACGCTTCTTATCGAAGTCGTTATCATACAGTACAATTACTTCTTTGAAGCGGGCTTTCGCTTCGGTGATAGTTTCTTGTAACGGCATGAGCATCTCCGACTGAAGAGCGAAGGCGGGGAAGTCAAGCACTCGAAGGCACATGATATCCTTAAGGGAACTTGTGAGAAATACAGTCTCACCACTCCTAGGTAACTGTTGATACCCCTGCAAGCAGTGAGCACCCACGTTAGAAGCCCATTTAAAATCTGTTTCAAGAGGACGGTAAATCTTATAACCGCAGTCAAACCTGTAACGATAACTGATACTAGTGCACGAAAAACGCTGTTCATTAATCCAATAGTGTGTGATAGGGAGCACATCAAATTTAGACAGAACAGATTTATCAATAGCAAACTGTGACCAGAAATCCAAGTCAGACTTTTCCCAGTCTCTTGTACGAACTTTTATCTTCGCCGGTCTTTTCTCTCTGATCTCCTTCTCCAGCTTTCTAACAGGCATGCGCATGCGACTGCCAGCGCTGAGGCCGAGACCAAAGTTCCGATCAATATGTCGTAGGGTATCATAAAAACTAAGGTTGTATTTGTATCCAATATAGCTGAAACAATCGAAGCTGTGTTCAGGACAACCGAAGTCTTTATACCAGAGTCTACCCCCGTACTGAGTGATAGAGACTGTAGGGTTGTTATCTTCACGAAGGTCGCTCTTAAACTTCTTGTTTGGTTCTTCGAAGTGAGAGCAGAAATACTGAAAGATCTGATACTCAGAGACTTTCTCTAGTATCGTATCCTTATTAAGTACATCTTCGCTTTTTCTTGACTGTATCATGATGAGTATTGGGGGAGAGCATCTTGTCCTACTCTCCCCCTCATCATCAACTCCAAGGATCGTCAGCCTCTACGGCTGCCGGCTCCTCTTCGTTGGGTGCTACTACATTAGGTGTGTACCGTTGCAACTGAAGGTCAGAGTTGTACTCAGCGTTAAAGGTACCATATTCATCGTTCAATCTTCTGACGAAGATATCATCACGCTTTGGCTTGAGTCTTCCGAAGCACTTGTTGTACACCTGCTGGTACTTACCGTCTTTGACACCGAGCATGACTCGGAGCTTGTTGTCGGAAAGAGAGGTAACAAGCTTCTTGAGTTCCTCAACCTTACCACTGAAGATATCATCAACGGTATCGAAAGCACACTCACCATCGTTAGGTATGTTAGCCCACGCTTTGACGAAGTCAATGAGAACTTCCTCACCCGGATAAGTACGACGTACACCTTCAGATTTGAACCAGTCCGGAGCTGAACTAGGGTCTTTTGCCCAAGTAACCTGACCGTAATTGTTGGTGATTTGGAACTTACCTGTTGCTGATTCCTTACGATGCTTGTCACCGATGAGGATCTCGAGTCTGGTGGTGAAGTTATGTTCGTCATTGTGCAGCCAGAATGCAAGCTTACCCGTCTTATCACCCATATCGACAGAGTATGTAGGCTCTGTCTTCATGTTGACACCGATGGAAGCTAGCTCACCCAAGTTAGGGTTGACTGCCACAACACGCACAGGTGCGATACCAGTAAACAGTGGGATACCCCCACCAGCTACTTGTACGTCAGAGGAGTTTGATTGAATTGCCATTAGTCTTGTATTTCAGATTGGTTGTCTTCAGTTTTTGGATCTTGAGTATCGTCAATCAAGGTAACACGGATAGTCTTGTACGTCTTCACACGTAGACCTTTCAGCTTCGGGTGAGAGAATATATCCTTCGCCTCTGCTATTGTCAGTCCATACTTCTTCCTGATCTCATCACGAGTCATCCCATCCTCTTTGAGGTGCTTGATGAGCTGCGAAATGGTCAGGGTTTGAGGTGTCTCCTCCTGTGTCGAGTTAGTCTCGACATCTACTCTTGCGTCAATAGACATTTGTTTGGGGTTTAGTCGATAAAGATTTTGCTCCAATCCAATTCAGCATCCAGGCCACGTAGATGCTCACAGCGGGAGCCTGCTGTGTCGTCGTTTGTAGAATCGAACGATATTCTGGTTTTACCCTCTCCATGGTACACATAACCAATGGCATCTGCATTGGCACAGGCTATCTCACGAAGCTTGCCGGACAGTGACAAGTCGTTAGCCTTCACCTCTTTACCATTCTTGGTAAGGTATTTATCCTTGAGGTGACCAACAAAGATGACATGGTCTGCAAGCTTGGAGAGATTGAAGAACCACTTCATGAAAGCCTTACGAAGGTACAGGTAACCAGCACCTTGGGGCAGAGTAAGGACAGACAATCCCTTGTTATCGGAATCGAAGTTCTTACCCATAGGTGTGGCCTTGTACAGTTTCTTTGCTTCTTCTTCACACCACACCTCGAGCTGTGTGATAGTGTCGATAGCAATATACTTGTATGGCTTTTCTTCTTGCATGATTTGCTTACCTATCTTACCTAGGTCAGCAATAGAATTTACTTTGATCTTGAGTGCGTCCACCATATCGCTCCCGTCTTCGAGATCGATGATGAGACAGCCCTCAAGCTGTGACAATGCTGTGGTCTTACCGATCTTGGGAGGACCATAGATTATCATGTTCTTAGGTGATTTGCGTGTGGCTTTAACCACCTTCTTGGGAAGTGCTAGTTCGCTCATTAATTGTAAAGGTTGATAGATCAGTTTCAAAGGGTATCATCCCGAGCAAACCATCGCGGTTTTTCTCTACGTGGACAGCCATTAAGCCACGTGGATCCTCACCGCAATAGGTGTCAGTGATACCATACAGGTCATAAGGACGCTGCAACATCATGACAACGTGTGCATCCTGACCAATAGAATCGCCCCCGAACAAGTCGGTCAGCATAGGCTGATATTGATTCTTGGCACGGAACTCTTGCTCAATGTTACGATTGAGCTGAGACAACAGAATAGTGATAGAGCTGTGCTGCGCTTGCATGTACATACACGTCTTAGACAACTGATTGAGTTTGAGTAACTCGATGTCTAATGTGCTGGGTACAAGGCGAGAGTGGTCAATCAGATTGATGACAGTAGGATCATGCAATTGTTGCCTAACAGTACGCACTGCCTGCTCTATATCATGTACATCCTGGGGCACGGAACAGAAGTATATAGGGTATTGCTTATACTTCTGTACAGACTGTACATAATTAGCATAGCCTTCAGATGAAAGCTTACCATCCACTGACAACAGCTCTGCAGTTTGAAGCTTAGTATGCTTCGAACCTGCACGCAGTATCTGCTGCTCACCAGGCATCTCGAAGCTCCAGTACAATACAATGACATTCTTGTCATGGTTCTTGTCTAGAACATCGAAGATGAGCTGGTTAGAAAAGGCTGATTTACCCACACCGGGTCTCCCAGCTATAACATACATCTTACCGGGCTGCAATCCCCCCATAAGATTACGGTTAAGTCTATTCCACTGAGTAGAAAAGACTTTCCTATTACCCTCTCGAGCATCTACCACATTCTCAATAGACTTGTCTACTGATTTAGATATATGCTCAAGCCCTA